AAGGTTCTAAAGGAGCATTACACGGCTTAACCAGGTTTAGTATGGAGGACGCTCCTGCGAATAGCTTCTTTTTAGAATACCTATCAAGACCACCTACGGCTGAAATATTTTTTGAAGATGTTTTAATGGCATTAGCATTTTATGGAATGCCAATACTTGCAGAAAATAACAAACCAAGATTACTATATTATCTTAGAAGAAGAGGTTACAGAGGATTTAGTATGAATAGACCAGACAAAGTATGGAACAAATTATCTGTAGCAGAAAAAGAAGTTGGAGGAATTCCTAACTCTAGCGAAGATATAAAACAAGCTCATGCCGCGGCAATTGAGATGTATATTCAAGATCATGTAGGTATGAAGCAAGATGGAACATTTGGAGATTTATATTTTAATGAACTATTAAATGATTGGTCTAGATTTGATATAAATAAACGTACAAAGTTTGATGCGTCTATTAGTTCAGGTTTAGCGATCATGGCAAATAATAGGCATTTATATATTCCAAATGCAAAAATTGAAAAACCAAAATTAAACATACAAATTTCTAAGTACGAAAATAAGGGTAGTATGTCTAAAATAATTAAAAAATAAATATGGCAGAGTCTGGCATTAAAAGTTATTTTCCAAGTCAAACCGTAAGTGACGCTGAAAAGTTAAGTCATGATTATGGTTTAAAAGTAGGTAAAGCTATAGAGACAGAGTGGTTTAATAATGATAGGAGTCTTAGTAGACACAAAACTAATCATAATAATTTTCATAATTTAAGATTATACGCTAGAGGTGAACAATCGATTCAAAAATATAAGGATGAGTTATCAATAAATGGTGATTTGTCCTATCTTAATTTAGATTGGAAGCCAGTTCCAATTATTTCTAAGTTTGTAGATATAGTAGTTAATGGAATTGCAGAAAGAACATATGATATAAAAGCATTTTCTCAAGATCCATATGGCGTTGCAAAACGTACTAAATATATGGAATCTATATTATCTGATATGAGAACTAAAGAGTTAAATGAATTTTCAGAACAAGCTTTTGGAATTTCTTTAGCAGAAAATGATATTGAAACTTTACCAGAAACAGAAGAGGAGTTGGGATTACATATGCAACTAACTTATAAGCAATCCGTAGAATTAGCAGAAGAACAAGCTTTAAATGTTTTATTAGAAGGAAATAATTATGAATTAACAAAGAAACGATTTTATTATGATCTTACTGTATTAGGTATAGGTGCTGTAAAATCGTCATTTAACACATCAGAAGGTGTTACTGTAGATTATGTTGATCCTGCAGACTTAGTTTATTCTTATACTGACTCTCCTTATTTTGATGATATATATTACGTTGGTGAAGTAAAGTCAATTCCAGTAAATGAATTAGCAAAACAATTTCCTCATTTAACAGAGATTGATCTTGAGGATATAATGAAAAATAAATCGTTTAATAGAAATAATACCAACACAAGACACTCTTCAGATCAAGAAGATAATACTATTCAAGTTTTATATTTCAACTATAAAACATACATGAACGAAGTTTATAAAGTAAAAGAAACTGGAACTGGTGCGGATAAGTTAATACCTAAAGATGACTCGTTTAATCCTCCTAAAGATAAAGAAGGTGGATATAGTAAAATGTTAAAATCTATAGAATGTCTTTATGATGGAGCGATGATTCTTGGAACAGATAAATTACTTAAATGGGAAATGGCAAAAAATATGATACGCCCTAAGAGTAATTATACTAAGGTTAAAATGAATTATGCTATTGTAGCACCTAGAATGTATAATGGTAAAATTGATTCTTTAGTAAAAAGAATTACTGGATTTGCTGACATGATTCAATTAACACATTTAAAATTACAACAAGTAATGTCAAGATTAACACCAGATGGTGTTTATTTAGATGCTGACGGTTTAGCTGAAATAGATTTAGGTAATGGAACAAATTACAATCCACAAGAAGCTTTAAATATGTTTTTCCAAACTGGATCTGTTATAGGTAGATCATTTACAAGTGATGGTGATATGAACCCTGGCAAAGTACCTATTCAAGAAATACAATCTGGATCTGGAGGACAAAAAATGCAAAGTTTAATTGGTACATATAATTATTATTTACAAATGATAAGAGATGTAACCGGATTAAACGAAGCTAGAGATGGTAGCATGCCAGACAAGAATGCTTTAGTGGGTATACAAAAAATAGCTGCAGCTAATTCTAATACAGCAACAAGGCATATATTACAATCTGGATTATTTTTAACTGCAGAAATTGCAGAGTGTTTATCGCTTAGAATATCTGATATTATAGAATACTCTCCAACTAAAGATGCTTTTATACAAGCTATTGGAGCACATAATGTAGCAACATTAGAAGAAATGCAAAATTTGCACCTGTATGATTTTGGTATATTTATAGAATTAATGCCAGATGAAGAAGAAAAAGCTATGCTTGAAAATAATATTCAAATGGCGTTACAACAACAAAATATAGAACTTGAAGACGCTATTGATCTTAGAGAGATTAAAAATATTAAACTCGCTAATCAACTATTAAAGATACGTAGAAAAAAGAAGATTGAAAGAGATCAAATTTTAGCACAACAAAATATACAAGCGCAAGCAGAAGCAAACGCACAAGCTCAACAAGTAGCAGCACAAGCAGAGGTTCAGAAAAACCAAGCTTTAACACAATCTGAAGCTCAACTTGAACAAATGAAAGCGCAAATGGATTCTCAAAAAATGCAACAAGAAGTTGAACATAAAAAAGAGTTGATGGCTTTAGAATTCCAATATAACATGCAACTTAAAGGAATTGAGGCTGACGGTGTAAAGGAAAGAGAAAGACAAAAGGAAGATCGTAAAGATGAAAGAACAAAAATACAAGCAACACAACAATCAGAGATGATTGAACAAAGAAATAGTGGCAAGCCACCTAAAAACTTTGAATCCGCAGGTAATGATATACTAGGTGGCGGATTTGATTTAGGTGCATTTGACCCTAGATAAATTTTTTATTAATTATTATTATATTATATTATGGAAGAAAAAGATGAACAAGTAGTTGAAGAAACTACACAAGAATCAACTGAACAAGTTGATGAAAACAAATTTGAAAGCGCTGGAGATGATAGCGTAACTAAAGTAGATTTAAGTAAACCACCAAAAGAAAAAGAAGATGAACAACCAGTTGATAACACAAAAACCGAGGATGTTCAAGAAGAGGTTATTGAAGAAACGACTAGTAAAGAAGAGGTTGTTGACGAATCTACAGAAGATACTGAAACACCTGTTTTAGAAGAAATTACAGAAGAAGAAACAGCTGAAGAATTAGAAGAGCAAGTTGAAGAAGCTGTTGCTGAAGCCACTGGAAAACCAATCCCTGAAAATATCCAAAAACTAATGGATTTCATGGATTTCATGGAGGATACCGGTGGTGATTTAAATGATTATGTTAAACTTAATCAAGATTATAGTAAGTTAGAAGATAACGATTTATTATATGAATATTATAAACAAACAAAACCTCATTTAAATACAGAAGAAATTAACTTCCTTATGGAAGACACGTTCTCTTACGACGAAGATATGGATGAAGAAAGAGATATACGTAGAAAGAAATTAGCGTTAAAAGAGCAAGTTGCCGACGCTAAAGCCCACCTGGACGGGCAAAAGTCCAAATACTATGAAGATATCAAAGCTGGTTCAAAGCTCACGAGTGAGCAACAGAAAGCAGTTGATTTCTTTAATAGATACAACAAGGAATCTGAGGAAAATCAGAAAACAGCAGATGCAGCTAAATCTACATTCTTACAAAAAACAGATAATATTTTTAACGACAAGTTCAAAGGTTTTGAATATAACGTCGGAGATAAGAAATTTAGGTTTAATGTTAAAGATGCTAATGAGATTAAAGAAGCTCAAAGCGATATTAATAATTTTGTCAAGAAGTTCTTGAATAAGAAAAATGAAATGTCAGACGCTAAAGGGTATCATAAATCTCTTTATACTGCAATGAATGCTGATGCTGTTGCTAATCACTTTTATGAACAAGGAAAAGCAGATGCTATGAAAGATAGTGTCGCTAAAGCCAAAAACGTGAATATGGATCCAAGGCAAGCCCATGGAACTATTGAAGCGGGTGGTATGAAGTTCAAAGTGCTAGGTGATGATTCTTCTGATTTTAAGTTTAAAATTAAACAAAAATAACAATTTAAAATTATTACGAAATGGCAATTACAAGTAATTACACGCCCACCCCTGCTCCAATACAGCAGACGTTGGCTTCAGCTTACCTAGATTTTACAGGTGGCTCAAGTACTGACTGGGCACGACAATACGTTCCAGACTTAATGGAAAAAGAAGCTGAGGTTTTTGGAAACAGAACTATCTCAGGTTTTTTATCTCAAGTTGGAGCTGAAGAATCTATGACTGCTGATCAAGTTGTTTGGTCTGAGCAATCAAGATTACACTTATCTTACGAAGGTACTACAGGTGATACTGGTACAACATTAACAGTTACTAAAGACGCTGATGATGGAACTCCTGGTACTGATGTATATTCTACAAAAGATCACGGTGTTAGAGCTGGAGATATGTTAATCGTATCAAACGCTTCTGTAACACTAAAATGTTTTGTACTTTCTGTACACGCAACTACTGGTGTTATCACTGTAGACGTTTATGATAGAGCAAACATGACTTCTTCTTCTGGTATCGCAGATGCACAAACTGTTAAAATTCTAGTTTATGGTTCTGAATATGCAAAAGGAGCTGTTGGTAGAGACCAAACAAACAAAGCGATGTTCAAATCTTATGACAACAAACCAATTATTATTAAAGACAAGTATGATATCTCAGGATCTGATGCTTCTCAAATTGGTTGGGTTGAAGTAAGCGGTGAAGATGGTCAATCAGGTTACTTATGGTATTTAAAATCATCAGGTGACACTAGATCTCGTTTCACTGATTATATTGAAATGGCAATGGTTGAATCTAAAAAAGCTACAGTTACAATTACAGCTACACAAACTAATGCTACTGGTACAATTGAAGGTACTGAAGGTTTATTCGCTGCTATAGAAACTAGAGGAAACGAAAGCACTGGTATTACTGGTGTTAACGCGGCTACTGATTTAGCTGAATTTGACGCTATCTTAGCTGAACTTGATAAGAACGGTGCTATTGAAGAAAACATGATGTTTGTTAACAGATCGACTGCTTTAGCAATGGATGATATGTTAGCTTCAATGAATTCTTATGGTGCTGGTGGTACTTCTTACGGAGTATTCAACAACTCTGAGGATATGGCACTTAATTTAGGTTTCTCTGGATTCCGTAGAGGTTCTTATGACTTCTATAAATCTGATTGGAAATATCTAAATGATCAATCTACTAGAGGATTAATTAACGCTAAAGACACGGTTAATGCTATTAGAGGTGTTATGATTCCAGCTGGAGTTTCTTCAGTTTATGATCAAGCTTTAGGTAAAAATCTAAAACGTCCATTCTTACATGTGAGATATAGAGCGTCTGCAACTGATAACCGAAAATTCAAAAATTGGGTTACTGGTTCTGTAGGAGCTACTACGTCTGATTTAGATGCGATGGAAATACATTATTTATCTGAAAGATGTTTAGTAGTACAAGGAGCAAACAACTTCTTTATGTTAAACTAATCAATTTTTAAAAGAACCGAGGTTTCGGCCTCGGTCCTTTTATTTTTATTAATTTTATTATATATTATATTATGGCAAAAAAAACAAAAAAAGTTGAGGTGGAAGAACCTCAAACTCAAGAAGCGGCAGTTAAAACTGCCTCGGTTGTAGAACAACCAAAAGTAAGAGTAATGGAAAAATCATTACCAGAAAAGAAAAAAGATATTTGGAAAATAAAAGATCGTCAATATTACCTAACCGGTAACAGATCACCGTTAAGTAAATCGATAAGAGCTACAAACATTTATTATTTCGATGAAGAGAAGGGTTATGAAAGAGAATTAAAATATTGCTCAAATCAAAGAACCTGTTTTGTAGATGAAATGGTTGGAGATCAAAGAATGGAACACATAGTTTTTAGAAACGGCGCTTTAACTGTACCAAAAGAAAAAAGTGTTCTTCAAAAATTATTATCACTATATCACCCTCATAGAGAAACACTTTTTTTTGAAAGTAAACCAGAAGTTGAAGCTGCTGATGAGGTAGAGAATATAGAAATAGAAATTGAAGCTTTAACTGTAGCTCAAAATCTAGATATAGATATTGCAGAAGCAATTATGCGTGTTGAAGTAGGGTCTAAAGTATCAGAGATGAGTTCTAAAGAGCTTAAAAGAGATTTACTAGTGTATGCTAAGAAAAATCCTAAATTATTCTTAGAATTAGTAAACGATGAAAACGTTGTTCTTAGAAACTTTGGTATTAGAGCAACAGAAATGGGGATATTAAAATTATCTT